TCTCTTTGGTAATTGTGGGTGTCTCTGGTTCTGCGTAAAGCTTATTCAGGGACCCACGCACTTCGACTATCTCGTCATTTATAAGCGCAAGCTGGTGGGGCAAGTCGGAAAACCCGCCCTCCGTGATGTTGATGCTCTTTAGTTTCTCCTGCAAGTCACTAATGCCATCCGTTAGTGTCTGGATGATCTCTGTAGCCCCATGCGTGTTCGCCCCTGGGCCGCCTCCAAGGATCTCGGGGTCTAACAAGTTCCGCAACAAAGCCGCCCATGTGCTGCCCTTGCCTTTTTCTAAGTGCTGCTGTATTTGGTCGAAAGCCTTGTCCAAGTCCAACGCCATCTTCGCGCCCGCAGCAGCGGTCTCCAGGAGCGCAACCTTTAGCTTGTTCTCTGGTTCGCCGCGTAGCTTGGCGAGTTGGTTTTCCAGTTGGGCATTGGAAACCTCCATTGAAGCATTGGTGACTTGCAGCGATTCGTTAAACTCGCGCCAGTAAAGTTCTGAATCAACGAGCGCGTCCTTTTGCGCCTTCGCCCATTTGACGATGCCCTCAATGGCATTGACGATCATCTCGGGGAGCATGACCACCATAAAAAGACTACGGAACAGCCGGAGTTCCGAAACCATGCCGCGGAAAGATCCGGTTGCCCGTTCGGCCATTCCGCCGAAGTTCTCGCCCGCCATCGCTGCGTTCTGGCCGGTAGCGTCAAGCGCGGAACCGAACTCCTCAAAATCCAGGCTGGCGTTTCGTGCTGCCGCTCCAGCCGCCCGCATGGATTCGGCCAGACGCTCGGCAGCAGCAGTGCCTACGGCCCCCATTCTTTCGGATACGGCTGTCAAGTTCGATACGGCTTCGGCTGCTGTACCGGAGACTCCCTCGATTTCGGATAACGATTGCGCGATGGCTTCTGCCATCGTTTTGCCGCCCTCAACGTACCTCGCTACTGCTGCCTGAAAGGCCTGGTCAGCTTGGGAGAAGTCTCCAGTGACGGTAATCTTCACGCCACCGATGGACTCGCCGCCTGGTTCGTCAGGCATCAGGGTAGCTCCTCTCTGGTTGTGGTCGGGAAGCGCGCTTTGTGCTGCGCGTCTGCGTTCAGGGGTTCCTTGGCGGATTCCAGCGCGCGCCGCTTCTCTGCCGCCGCGCCAGCCGCCCGCAGATTGGACCGCATGATGGACATTTTTTCCTCTACCGTCTGGCGCCCGATCACGTCTTCGATGGTCGCCGGCCGGGGCGGTCTGCCCCCGAACATCTCAGGCGAGAAGCGACCGCCGCCCGGATGCTTGAACCAGGCGGCGTGCAGCGTCGTTTGCAGGCCAGCGTACATATCTACAAAGTCTTGGAAGTGATGCTCGTACACCTCGCGCAGCGCCCGGTACTCGCGCGCCGTCCGCGACCACAAATAGGCGTCCGACAACCCCAAGCCGTACCGGCTGGTGCCGAACGCCCACAGCCTCAGCCAGTACTCATCGTCGCGGGTTACTGCAAGGGCGCCTGAGCCTGCTTTGGAGCTTCCACCGGCGTCTGCGGCAGCCCCAGCCGCTTTCCCAGGCAGGCAATGACCGCCTTGGAAATCTCGGGCATGGCGTCCTCGGGAATGCGCAGCGCCCACTGTTCGGCGGTGGGCACCGGCTTGCTCGATTCCACGTAATTGTGGCTTACCATCGCGGCGAACAGGTCCAGGACCATGGCTAACTTACCCGGCCCCGGCGTCCGCATCTGCTCGATAAGGTGCTCCAAGTCCACGCCGCGACGATCCGCGGTGTATTGGCACAATAGCGAGAATTTCAATGTAAGGGATTCCGACGTTTTGCCGTCTTCGATGGTGACGTTCGGATCTCCCAAAGGAGTGTTCATGGCGTAATAGTACCACCAATCAGGAAAGCACCGGCATCCCGGTGAGCGTGATGGTGACTTCCGCCTGTTCCACACCGGCCACAGCGGCTTTCTTCGAGAACTTGGAAACGAAGCCCTGGAAATAGTCTGTAGTCTGGGCAGTGTTGGGATACTGGATAGCGAACGGGACCGGGTTTCCGGGCGTGGTCAGTCCGCGGCTGGTGAACAATGCCTCCAAGCCGCCCGTGTTGCCGTGCGGGTAGGGCGGCCCGCCGGCGCCGGCCGGAGTGATCGGTCCCTCCGAGTCCGGAATGTAGTACAACGGAAGCGTGAAATCGCCGGCATCCAGCAGGGTGCAGAGCTTTTCCCGCCAAGGGTTCCCGGTGGAGTGGCTGGTTACGTCCACCACAGTGGCGCTCATGGACGGCCCGGAAAGGTCGCCCACGTTGGCGATGGGAGCGTAAATCTCGGGCGAAGCTCCGTTACCGATCATCAGGTACGTATTGATGGCGGGCAGGCCAATCGGGAAAGTCGCCTTAGTGTAGGTGGTGCCAGCAACCAGCGCAAAGGCTGCAAGCGCCATCAGGATGTTGTAAATCAGGTGAAGGTGCATCGTCTTTTCTCCTTTTATGTCTCAGTATTGAAAAGCCTTACGTCGAGACATTGGACATAGGCTGGCTGCTTTGAAAGCTGATAATCCATCCGCCCCCGCTGCGAAAGCAAGAAGCTCGGGAACTGCGGCGGCGTAGCGGGTGGCGTGGCGAATTGCGCGGGGCTGGCCAGGTCCACTGTCCCCAGGAAGGCGACAACATCGGCGGCCACCTGGCGCGCGACTTCCGCGCAGAAATCCAGTACGTCGATCTGAAGGCGCACTTCGGACAGCGGACTGAGATTGCTCACGCCGTATCCGTTGCCCTGCACGTACCGCCGCCCCGTGGAGACGCGCAGCACACGCACGCACGACGCCCCGACCGTATTGGCCGGGCTGGAGGGCTGGAGCGCACCCTGGGCAAGCTGCATGTCAAACCAGCGAAACGGCGTAGTCCCCAGATCGGCCTGGAGGGTCGTGTTCGCCGCCGCGAGTTGCCGTAACTTTTCTTCCGCGCTCACCATTTCCACCTTTGCGATTCGCGCCGCAGCGCGTCGGCCTCGAGGACACAACGCTGGAGGCTCAACAGATCCGCCAACTGCTCCGCGCACTCGATTGTGCGGCGGCACTCGAATAGCATCGGCCCGGTGCGTGGGAACAGCCGGATCATGGCGTCCGTCAGTTCGATGCGCACCGGCCTGTCCTTGCCCGCGTACAGCACGTAACCTGGCGCGTCCGGTACCCGAAATGTGGCCATTGCGCTCAATTTGTCACCATCTGGAGCGCCAGCCGCGTTTGGGTTTGCTGACTATCGCTCTCCACTCCCACAACCTCGTAAGTCACAGCCGTATCGCTCGGCCCGGTCACGACCGCACGCAGCGCCGGCCGCGCGCCCGCTTCGCCCCACGGGATCACATCGCCGTAGTACCCGCCCAGGAGAACGTGGCGGAAGATCCGCGCCTGAATCTCTGGCATAGCCTTCTGTTCACCGGCGGTCAGTCGCTCGCCCGTGCTCCGCGGCGCGTCCATGCACGGGATGGCTGAGGCCCCCGGGACGGCCACGAAATCCCCGCTCGGCTGGCCGGCGCCGATCAACAAACCGTCCGGCTGCATGACGGTGCAGAGGCTCGCCAGCAGCCCGCTGTTGGCGGCCTCTCCCATCACGGCTTGGATTTCGTAGCCGATGCCCTGGTACATGCAATCTCCCTTACGACGCGGGCGGCGTCGGCGGCGTAGCAGCCTTCTTGCCCCAGATGGCGAGTACCTCGCTGATGAAATTGTCCACCGCCGGGGCCGTGTTAGTGGTGGGGTTGGAGAATGCCTGCAATGCGTCTTCCAGGGCGAAAAGCCCCGTCGCCAGAATCTTTCCAAGTGTGCTGTTTACCATCGTATTGCTCCTTATTTACTTTCCTGGAAACATAAAATGGATCGCTATGCCCACCAGAGACGAAATGGCGACTGCGATCCCGGTCGCCATCCATTTGAAGTTGTCCAAGCGGTTTACTTGCCCTTGCAGTGACTCGCTCTTATCCTCCAACCTCTTGTTTAGGCTCTCCACTTTTTCCTCCACCCTTCGGGCTAGAGTTTCGTGAGATTCCTTCCATTCGGACCGGGGGACAAATTCGAGTTTGTCGGCCGCCATCTCCTCGCGGAACTTATTCATCCCCTCCAGTCGCCGGTCCATTTCTCCCCGTGCGACTTCGAGTGCCCTCTGATGAGCGATAAGGTCGGCTTCCATCACTGCCACTTTTTTATCCAGGTCAAGAAACTCCCGCTCTGTAAGCGCCATCTCACCGTTTCTTCCCTTTCGCCCGGATTGCCTTGGCCGCGAATGCCGCGAAGAAATGCAGATCGCACTCCATGGCACACAACTCGCGTGTGCCAGCTATCGCCGCTTCCACGGCTTTCTCTCGCTCGGCGGAGCCAGCGTCGTGCTCTGAATGCACGGCGATGGAAATGCGCCGGTTCACTTCGGCTTCGGTGATACTGCCCGGTTCGGGCCAATTCTCGCGTCTTGGCATTACGTCTCCTTTACGGTCCGAGTAACCGATTCCAAACCTTCCAGGTCCTCTCCCTGGCTGAGAACGAATCCTGCACCATCTCCGCGATGGCGAACGCCCCGGAATTGTCGCTCTGTTCCCGGTACGCTTCCGCCTGCGCGTGAAGCGCCTGCTGCACGTCCTTGGCGCTCAGCTTCACATCCAACATGCCGGAGATCACGGCGAGCCGCGCCTTGCTCGAAGCCAGCACGTCCAGAGCCTGCGCAGCCGCGCGCAGATAGTCGTATTGATTGCCGCCCAGGCCGACGTTCGCGCCGGTAGGGTCAGACTGCGAGCTGGTGTAGATCCCCATCTGGCCCGTTAGCGTCAGGTAGAAGCTGATTTCGTCGTCGTTGAAAATCGGGTGCGTAACGTCGCAGTCGGGAATAAGCGCGCGCACCGCAGTGACCGCGTAATTCGCGTTGAAATCGTAGGTGAAGCCGCCCGGAATGTTTGGCGTGTCCACCGGGTACTGTGGAAGGCTGCTCATTGCGTCACCACCAGTCCACCAGATGCGGTCACGCCGCCCTGGAAGATATCGCCGGGGCCGACGTTCAGCAAATTTGTCCAGCTCAGCGCCGTATCGTTTGGAGCCAGCGAGCCCATGGCGGTGGGCGTACCTGTCCCGCTATTGCAGTTGTCGGCCTGCTGGTTCGCGGTCGTATAGTATAGCGGAGTCGTGAAAAACCTGGAGACGAACTGGCCGCCGTTCGCCGACACCCAGCCGACGAATGCGCTATTCCACAACTGCTGAAGTTCCAGCCAAACCACGTCGATGCACCCGAGATACCTGTTAGGCTCGGACGGGCGCTCCGTGGACGGGGGGGCGAGATTCGTAGAGTTATACGGTGCCCATCCGGGCAGATCGGTCTGCGTGATCCCCCATGGCACCGTTACCGTGTTGTTTGGGCTGGCTCCGGCGCGCGTGTTGGCGATGAACCCGGTACAGTACGCGGAGGTGCAGGTTCCCTCGATAGACTGCAGTTCTTCGGAGTAGGCCAAGTTCGATTGGTCCGATGTGCCGTTGAAGGCGTCCCATCCAACGAAATCCAGGTAGGTATGCGTGGCACTCTGCGTGGTCTGCGGGCAGTTCCCAGCGACTGCAGGGGTTCCCACCGGGATGATGCTGGCGTTCACCACACCGATCCAGTCCCAGGCAAAACATATGTCCGAGTTGGACGGCGAGATGTTCGCCGCGACCGGATAGCTTGGCCCGGTGAAGGCCGCGCCGATCTTGACTGACGGAACCACGGCTTTGATGGCCGTCGAGAAATCCTTGATGACCTGCGCTGCGTAGGCGACAGTCAGCGTACTCGGTGGAATCTGCGTCTGCATCGCTGCCAGCGGCTCGATGAGAACCTGAAAGGAGGAGATCGCGGCCCCGTAGCGGTCGAACATCGCCAGCGTGGGGGGCAGCACGCACGCCTCGTATTGGGCCTCTGTCAGCGGATACGGGAGATTTAACGTCGGGTAGCACGAGTTGAGCATGTCCGTCACAACCCCAGGTATTCCAGAGCGCCAGTTCACGCCGTGCGCCACATACCCGTTCACCATCGAATCCAGGATACTCAGCATCTTGCAGTGCGGCCCGCTTCCGGCCGGCGCGGCAGTCGCCGGACTCGTGAACGCGAGCGTGCCGCCACGCGCGCAGTCGGAAACCGCCATGCAGCCGCGGCTGCCACACGTTGTGGAAGCAAAGAAAGCCGCGATATCCACGAATGTATCGTGCGTGGTCATTCCACTGGCGAGCATCTGAGCCGAGAACGTCCCGTTGGCGCAGGGCGCGCCGAATGCCGCCAGGCTGGCGCTCAGAAAAGGGCCGAGGCACGGGATATCCTGCCCGGTGAGCATGATCTTAGGCTGTGGGTGAGCTGCATCCCGCGCCTTGATGTCTTGGAAGCTCGCGCACTCGTCGGCGTAGAAGTTGGCGAGCTGGTACTGCGCCGCGGGCAGATTGTAGCACTTGCTGCCAGGCTGGCAGACAGACGCGCACCCTGATTGGTTCGCGCAGTTGCATTGCGCCATGGCCGCCAGAGGCAAGAACGTGAGGAGGGCGAGCACCTTTACTGGCATTGGAATGCCACCCTCAAGTTGGCCGTCGTATCGGTCGCGTTCGATGTGCTGGTCTCAACCCCTACGTAGAAGGTGTCGCCACTCGAAAAGGTTACGGAATCGGCTCCGTCGCTGCAAGTCGTGCCGGTTTTCAGCGTACAAGTTAGGGCGCTCTGCGCACCGTTGTGGTAGAGGGTGACTACTCCGCTGCTGGCGTCCTTCCCGGCTGCGGAGCTCTTGGCGATCAAGGCGAACGCCGTGCACGGCCCACTGATCGGCATCCCGAGCGCCGTCGTGCCGGTACACGGCATCCCGGTTGCTGTAGTTGAGCCGGGGAATAGGTAGTATTCGGTGCTGAGAGATGCGCCCACTGCGCCGTTGCACCAGCTCTCGTAATTCGGAGCGTCCAGAAAAGTGGGAGTCCATATTCCTCCCGCCAGTCGCAATCCCTGCCCTGTAGTCGGGGCGGTTGCGGAGATGCTTACACCGCGGATGCCAACGACCGACGCCGCCACCGTTCCAGCCGCGTTCGTCATGTCTCCGGTGAATGCGGGCATCTGCGCAGCCGCGAGTACTCCGGCGATTTGCGGCAGGGTGCAAAGTAACCAAGCGCTGCTGCCTGTATTCCAGCAATAGACGTCTCCCGCAGTCGTGGGGGCTGTAGGGGTAACCGCATTATTCTGGATGGCTCCGACTGTCATCACGGTACCAGGCACACCTGCCACGACGTTGCTCGCGTCTCCAGTGAACCCGAGGCTGTACAACTGGTTCCCGCCATTCAGCCCGAGAGGAGCCCCAGCCACCAGCGCCGCGCCTGGAGTATAGATCGTCTGGCTGTATCCGGTCGTCGGCCCGCTGATGACAAACTGTGTCGTGTGCGTGGAGTCGTAGAACTTGATCGCTCCCTCGGCCGTGCCGGACAGTCCGAGCGTGCCGCCAACCGTCACATTGCCGCCAACCGTCAGTAGGTTCAAATTTCCAGGGATCGTGCCGCTGTCAAGACACGTTGGGGAAATGTAGGAGGTGCAGTCAACCGCCGCCGTGCCGTTGATTTCGTTAGCAGAAATCGCGCCGCCTCCGGTGGGCGCCAGCGTGCCGGACACCAGCAGCGCGTTTCCGTTCGTACCGCTCCCCACTCCGCTAAAGTTGACGGACCCGCCGGTGCCTCCCGTATCTCCGCAACTCCATGTGTGGGTGGCCGCCGTATAGTTGAGGTGGAGTCCCGAATCCGGGCAGTCCGGGATGGGCGATATCTGCCCGGTCCCCACGGTCCCTCCGATCTGGTACACGGCATCGGTGACCGTGTCGGCCGGAAACGTAGTGCCGTTGATCGTCGCGGCATCAATCGTGCAGCCGGCTGGGGTCAGGTAGTCGGTACAGGGCGTGGCTACCCGAGCCGTGTTGAATCCGGTCGCATAGGGAATGCCGGGGCCAGGGTAAGGAATATAGGCCGTGCCGAGTGGCGGGTAGGTCTGCGGCTGGCAATAGGTCGAGAGCCGGGCCGGGCTGGATGCCCCGATCTGGCAGACTTCCTCGAAACTCGCCCCATTGTACGTGGTGAATAGCAGCACGTACTGGGTTCCGGCGGGGCTTACCACGAGAGACACATTCAGCGCGCCGCCCGTGATGCTCACCGTCTGGTTCCACGCCGCGATGGTGTTCGCGCTGATATCCACGCTCACCGCCCCGGAAATCTTGAGCGTGCCGTTGAACGGCGCTCCGGACACCGGCGTGTAAATGGTGTCGGAGATGGTCGTGTACTGCGGCTGCGCCACCAGCGCCAGCGGCATGAGAACGGTAATAATCGCCAGTTTCATCGTCAGACACAAAAAAAGGCCCGCCCGCCTTTTCGCAGCGAGCGGGCCTTGCTCCACTTTCCTCAAACCTGCCTCGCTAGGTTCCGCTGCCGTTCGAGTACACGGCCATGAGCGGGTCCATCGTCACGCCGCCGTAGACGTGCCGGATCTTGTAATGGATGGCGTCGGTGTCGAAGTCGCCTTCCATCGGATTCTGCATCGTGGTGCCGATGGACGGCCCGGTGCCGGGTCCCATGCCGCCTTCGCCGATGGCTACCGAGTTCGGCAGCTTCATAAAGAGTTCGGGGTTGCGGCGTCCGCGCAGATGCGCGAACTCCACCGCCGGACGCCCGCTGTTCGGATCGGAGAACAGGTACCAGGCCTGATTCCCGTAGGTCGTGTCCACGATGGGCAGGTAGTAGTTCACCGCCAGTTTCACGATATTGCGCGCCCAGTTGGCGACGTTGAGCCGCTGCCCGGAGGTCAGGTTCGCGGTCGCGCCAGAGCCATCCTGGATCGTGGTGCCACCCTGGTCGTTGGCAAAGAAATAATCCGCGTTCAGGATGTTTTGTGCGGCCACCTTGAGGGCCGGGGGAACCACCAGCGTCACGGCCTCGATGTCGATGGGCTGGCCGTCCAGGTCGCGCTGAAGGGACATGACCACCATCGCCTGTGCCAGCGCGGTAATCGACAGCGGCGGGTTGTTCGCCGTGTACACATTGCCTGGCGAGTTGGCCGCGCTCACGATGTTTTTGAAGTTCGCCGTGTTGAAGAAATTGGTGTTGCTGGCGAAAAGCGAGGTCACGAAGTACTCTTCGCCGCGGCGCATACCGCGCCCGAATCGAGCCGGCACATCTTTGATCGCATTGAGGTCGTCGTTGATGAACGTCTCCCAGTAGAACGGCATCCGCTTGCCGTACTTCTGGAGGTTGTAGGCGTAGTACCCTACTCCCTGCGCCGCGCCGGGGGGCACGTAGGTCCCGGCCTGCTGGGCCGAATCTGAAATCTTGTCTTCGGGATACGGCGCGCCAAGCCCGATAGGCGTGGTGTTGGGTGCCGTGCCGTAGTCCACGCGGAACCGCTTGACCTGGCGGAAGTCGGCCACGTCGGAATGCGCGGCGATCATGTTCCAGGTGTACGGCGTCTCGCGGTAATTGGCGATGACGGCGCGGTCGATCACGTCGCCGAACAGGTTTGGAAAGTCCGAGATGGCCAGCGCCTCGCGGAATCTTCCGTACATCGCCTCTTTGACCATCAACCGCGCGAACGCATCGCCGTTGAAAGCCTTGGTGAGCAACTTGGAGGCTTCGTACAGATCGCGTTCGTACAGGCGGCGCCGCGGGTCCTGGGCGGAAAAATTCTTGACGGGTACCATTCCCGGCTCTGCCATGAACCGGCGATCCGGTACGACATCGTTGGGGATGTTGGTATAGGGCCTGTACAAACCCTCCCGCATGTCGGCCGCGTGGTACTGCGCCCCGGACTGGCCGGGATAGGTGATCGCTTGGACGTGCGGCTCAATGGTCCGCGCGCCGCTGGCGAAGTCGCCGAAGTTCTTGAGGATATCGGTAAAGCCGATCATGTTACGCAGCCTCCTTGAGGCGAACGGCAATGGAGCCGGTCGCGTTGCTGGCCAGAAGCGGGCCGGCCGCGCCCCCGACGCTCACGGCGCTGCCGAATTTCACTCCGGTCGGTGCTCCCACTGCGTTCCCCATCGTCGCCGAACTGTTTTTGTCGAGCGTGAAGTTGTACGTCAAGTTGGAGCCATCGGTAGTCGTTGTTCCACCGTCAACATACAGCAAATCGCCTGGATTCACCGCGCTGCCGGTGCTCGGGCTGAGCGCACTTTTGGCTGTGACGGTGAGCATAAACACGCCCGCCAGCAGGATCGTGACAAATCCGGTGCTCGGCAGCATGAGCGGGGCCAGCGTGCCGGGCTGAAGCATCGGCGGGTTGCTGGTCATCGTAACGCCGGCCAGTTGGCCGACCATAACCGGCGTTCCGGCCTGAAGCGTGAGCGAAGGCGTGACGGCAACCTGAAGCGGTTGCGCGCCCCCCTGTTCGAGAACTTGGTTGACGGCCATTAGGCGGCCCTCCCTTGCTTGAACGCCTCGTGCAGGCGCTTGAATTTCTTGCGCTCGGCCTTATCCGCGCCGTCCTGCGCCTCTCCCATCACGAATCCCGCAAGGGATTCCAGGGTCGAGTCGTACTCGGCGCGCCAGCCTTCCTCGTGCGCTTTCTGCTGCGCCTCGGTCAGTGGGGTGCCAGCGCTGCCCATGGCAATCGGCTTGCCGGCGCCGGTCAACTCGCACGCTTCGATGGTGGCCGCTTCCGCCAGTTTCGTGAGCTTTTCGGCATCCACATCGCCCGCTCCAGTCAGCGGAATCGGGCGTTCCAGCAGGTGCTTCGTCACCCAGCGTTTGACTGATTCGGAGACGTATACGGCCTCGAAGTACTGGCCGATGACGTTCTGGGCGTCCGGCTTCGCCAGGCGTTCGGTGAGTTTACGGACCGTCGATTTCAGGTCTGTCACTTCTCGTAATTGGGCTTCCGTCATATCGTCGGCCCCTCCTTCCTCACGGCGGCTTCTGGCCGCCTCGAATAACTGCAAAATCTGGCCGCCCGCGCCAGGCGTGGTCACGTAATCCACGCTCTGTCCGCGGGTCAGCGCTTGGATGATTTGGCCGCGCTTGCCGTCCGGGGCGGTGCCTTCCCGCGCCTTCCCGCTGGCGCGAATGGACATGCCGATGTGCTTGGCGAGGTCGTCAACTGGCTGGCGGAATTGCTCGAACACCTTAGCCTTGGCGTAGAGTCCGGGACCGGTGGGCCCGTTGTGCTCGAAGTGAGCATCCTCGGTGAGCACGCTGGCGAGGTCTCGCAGATCGCCTTCCGGCCGGGCCGCTTCCTCCGCATCGGTTTGATGGTTCCAGAAGTTCTTCGTGCCTGCGGGAAAAACTTTGGGGCCATCGCGTTCCAACACTTCGGCGGGGTAGTACCCGCTCGTGCCGCGTCCGGGAGAAATTAGCTTGAGGTACGCCGTGCCATCCTGCCCGACCGCGCCCTCACGCAACGGAACCATGTCGCCCGTGATTTCGATCTCGCGGGCCGCCGCCGCCATGTCGCACTCTTCCGCGCCATCCTGCCAGGACTTCGGCAGATGCGAGGTCCAGCCCTTTTTCTTGGCAATCGACACGATGCGCGATTTCAGTCCAGACATGCCGTAATTCTTGGACCCGGCGCGCCCCATGGCGTGGACTGCGGCGCCCACGTCTTCCGGCTTCAGAATCGGGAACGACTTGCCCTTGCCGGCGAAATCTCCGCCATCCGCCTTATCGCGCTCGTCCTTGGAGATGAACCGCTCCACGATGCGGGCGCTGCCCGGCTGGTAAAGCTCGGCGGCTTCCATGGCCGTGTAGTGGTCGTCTTCGGTGGCTTTGGGGTGGTAGGAAACGTGGGGAACTACTGGGGTGCGGTTTTCGTGGTCAATCGAGGCGTGGGACTTGCCGCCTACGTCGGCCAGGGTGTAAGGAGCGGAGAACGTCTCGCCGTTGCAACCGTAGATGCAGTCGCCGGTCTCGCCGTCGCCGGAATGGTCGATGTAATGGCCGTAATTGCCTTCGCCTACCGCGTCATGCACGGCGTCGGAGAGGCGGTCGCGGACATTCCCGTGCGTCAAACCGATACTGGCCTCTTGGAGCTTGAGCGCCAGGATTTTCCAGCCTTCAGAAAGAGGCATCCTGCGATGATAATATTCGTGTTATGGTTGGTTTGTCACGGTTTTTGGTTACAAAGATTCGGATGCTCTGCGCTAAATGTAAATTCAGGATGCCCGGTCCTGGGCATACGTGGTGCCTAGAATGCCAGAACGATTATCAGGCTTCTCGGCGCGAAAAAATGGAAACGCTGCTGCGCGCGCAGGGATATCGGTCGGGGTGGGAGGCGTGCAAAGACCGCGTGCGGAGTTACGTGGCGATGGGCCTGAATCCTGCGGAGATCGCCTCCAAGCTCTGAACACAGCGCGCGGGTGCGAAATATGCCCGCTGTGCAATATCGCACCTTGCCGCGAGCCCCGCTAGGGTATACGATGAAGGCGACAGGAGGCGGGCATGGATTTTCACTTCGAGCGGAAGGTACTCGAATCGCTCGCTCGGATCGAGTCGGCCTTACAGGCTCAAACAAAGGAGATAGGAACCATCATGTTGGACATTAGCGGACTGCAACAGGCAGTTGCGAACGAAACCACGGTTGACCAATCGGTACAAGCGCTGATTACCGGGCTGGCCAATCAAATCACAACCCTTATCGCCCAGAGCGGAGACACCGTGGACCCCACGGCGTTGGCTGCGCTGGTTTCCACGATGCAACAGAACGCCTCGGTGTTGACGGCGGCTGTTTCCGCCAACACGCCCGCGGCGCCCACGTCCGCGGCGCTGAAGGCGCTTCCCAAACAGCAGTAATCGCTCTAAGTGCCGGCGCGTCGTGTTGAAGCGGCGCGCCGAGATTAGCACGGTTTTTACTTTAACGCCATCTTGACATCGGAGGCGTAAATCCCCTGCACGCGCTCGCGGGCGATGTCCACCGCCGGCCGCAAATATGGCTGCGCTGCGTGGCCGATCCAGTTCTGGTGCTTGTAGTCGTACACCCATGCTCCGGTGAACGGCACGCCCTCGGTCGGCAGCGGTCCTGGGTAGGTTCCCATGCCGCGGATGCCGGTTCCGAACTCCACGAACGCCGCGTGCGGCGCAGTGAAGGCGACGGTCCCCACTGCCTGGTTTTCTTCGGTCCTCACCGAGCGCATTCCGCTATCGTGGAGTTCGTTGCTATCCACCGGGCAAATCGCTTGTGCTTCCTCCAGGATCAGATCGCAGGACTGCTCCGTAGCCAGGATGACGGCTTGCCGGATTTTGTCCAGCGCTTCGGCGGTTTTGATGGTGGTCTCGGAGACGGCCTTGAAGTTCATAATCACGTCTCCGAGTTGTGGCTGCTCATGCGTGAACCTCCAAAGAACAGTAACAGTTCGGGTGCTCGTTGGGCATCATAGCCCCGCTCGGGAACGCCTGCTCAATCGGGATCATACCCGCGGCTTCGTTTGCCGTGCAGGATGGACACGGGTTTTCGCTCGTTGTGGCCCACGCCTTCAGCGTTGCGCCGGCGTCGCGCCCAAACTCCATCAGCCCCGCGTTGTACGCTTGATTGAGTTCCGTCTGTGCGATCAGATTCAGGCGCCGGTCCTCGAAGTCCGCGAACGTGTGGCGGATGGTGTCCACGATGCCCTGGTAGTTCGCGCCGTTCTGATACGCTTTGGCCACGTCCGCGGCCACCTGTTTGCTCGTGGTGGCGTCGATGCCGCCCGTGATCTTTTGGAATCCGTTGTTCGCCAGGTAGCGCGCCTCAAAGGTGCTCAGCGCGTCCGCGTCGGCGTAGGCGAAATCATGCGCGATGTGTTCGGCAGCAGCCGCCAGTGCAGCCGCCAGCGCATCATCGAATAGATCGGCGATGAGTTGATCGGTCGGGACACCTGAAAGCGCGGTACGAAGTTGCGCCTCGATATCAGGGACGGGTGGATCGGCTTCCCGAAAGGCCGCATGGATGGCTGTCAGACTGGCCATCCTGTGGAACAGGTCAATAGAAGACATTCCCTCGCATTGCTTCTCCCAGTGTCGCTTGATGGCGCGCGCCGCACGCGCGTAGGGCTTCTCCAGAGCCGCGGAGCGCCGGGCTGCAGACTCCGTAAACCGCAGAGAATCGAGCATCGCTTCAACTACCACGATGGCGGCCTCTGTGACCGCTTCGTCGCGCCCCACGAGTCCAGGGCCGACAAACCAGCGGAGTTTTCCGTTGTGGTGGATATGCGCGCAGTGCCCGTGGTGGAAACCTACCTCGTCGGTATCGCAGCCGGTCAGTTCCTTCAGCAGTTCGTTGACAAGCGGATGGTGGGTGACTACTACCGTGTGCCCGGTTGCGTGGCGGCGGATGGCCTGCAAAGCTTCCCCAACTTGGCCATCCGGCTGAAGTTGCCAGAGATCCGCGACGGGCGCGCCCAGCGCCTCCGCAATCGGCGCGGCGGTGTCGCGCGCACGCTTGAAGTAGCTCGATAGCACGATATCGGCGCGGCCAATCTCGCGGCGCAGAAACTCGGCCATGATGCGCGCCTGCGCTTCGCCGTGCGCCGTCAGTGGGCGCGTGGGGTCCTCGCGCGGGCCGTCCTCAGATTCGGCATGGCGGAGGAGATAGAGTTTCATTTTGCCTTCTGCGCTTCCAGCGCCCGCTTCAGCACCGAAACGGCGCGCGCCAGTTGCGCTTCGCTGGCCTTCGCCACACTAGGCAGACCCGCTCCGACTTTCTGCGCACGCGGATTACGCGGCTGCGGGGTCTTGGGCGGCGCGGGAAGTCCTGGGGGGCCTGCCATTCCAGGCATCGGTGGATTCAGCGCCATCTCTTGTTCAGCCTTCAATTCCGGCGTGCGGTCCACGAGAATATTGTACTCATCCTCGGGGAACATGGCCTCAATGACGGTCGGCGCTTCCTCTACGCCCAGCTCCTCCAACAGCAACCTGCATCCGACGCGCAGGTCTATACCGGTGCACTCGAATCCGTTGAGCGTCATAGCCTCCGCGATGGCAGCCACGCGCTGCGTGATATCGTGCTCCAGCACCGCCGGGAACGTCACCTTGACCGTCTGCGCGCCGTCCTTGGCTGTCTTTGCGTCCGGTTGCTTGGCCTTCGCCGCGCGCGCCTCACGAAGCTTCCCTTTCGGCGCTTTTGCGCTGCGTTGGATCGCGTATCCGACGATAGTTTGCAGCACCTCGCGCCAAAGCTCTTGCCGCTGGGTGAACTTCAACTCGGTAGGTCTGTCGAGCGATACGGCGGTCGCCAGGCTTCCCGTCGTGGCATCTCCCAGCAGCATTGTCTCGGGCAGCCCGATAGCGGAGCACGCCATCATCGCCACCCGACGCGCGGCCTCCGGGTTATTCTGCGGCGTCCGCACCGGCGTCAGTTTCGTCCCGGGGCCGCTGACAAAGGCAGATCCGGCCACCGGCGGCGGGTTTTGTTCCCACCACGTACCGCCGTTCGCCAGCGTCGTTGCGAGAGATTGCTTCAGGTTGGCGATGGCGCCGGCTCCGCCCTTGGTCTCCACGTCCCAGGAGAATCGCGCGAAGGCCCGCTGAAGGGTACACCAGTCCTCCAGGTAGTGCTTATAGGCGCGCACCCAGTCGATCATGGGATAAACTTCGGGGCATCCGAAGCGCCACTTCTCAAGGCCACCCACCTTCACTTGAAGCACGTACACCGGCTCGCCGCCAGCTTGTCGCGCCACCTCGTTCTGCTCGGGTCCGAATGCCTTAGCGTTGGAGTCGTAGCCGAACGCCACGTACCAGCACACCTTGGCAACCTGAGCCGTCTGCCCGGTGTTGGGATCGAATACCGACTGAATCCAGCGCCGCTTGAAGAACCACGCTTCGTCGGAGTTGTCGGGATTGGTGACGATATCCTCAATCTCCACGGCGTCGATGGTTTGCACTGTCACCATGCCGGTCGCCTGGTCGGTGAAGAACGCCCAAAACAGGTTTCCGTCCGTCTTCAGCGTGCGCTCCTTTGCCAGCAGTCCGACCGGCCCGAGTTGCTTCTTGTTCGCCTCCAGGAACTCCTCGATAGCGGTATTGGTGTCCTCATCGTCGCTTGAGACCTGGAAGCCGCGGCCGAAGACGTAATCCGCGCAGAGTTCCACGCCGCGGCGCACCAGCGGATTTTTGATGAAGTACAGCCGGCAGATCAGGATTATCTGCTGGATGCCGTAGCGCGAGAACTCAGTCTGCGCCATGGCGAGTTGGCGCTGCCACCCGCGATCCTCAAGCGCAAGTTCCAGTTCCCAGAAGCGCTCTTTCAGCATCACCGACGTAGATCCAGGCGCGGCATCAATGCGCCCGGCCTCGGTGACTGTTACGCCGGTCGGTTGCCACGGTCCAGCGCCATACATCGACAGCGCCTCTGCATATTCAGCGCGGCGCTCCAGGACGGCGGCCTGGTGATCCTCTCCGCGCGAGTGCTCCAGGATGGCGCGGTTCTCTTCGAGAAGTTGGGCATTGCGGCGTTCCAGGTCGAGGAATCGCTGCTGGGAGGCTTGCTGGATGGCGTCAAAGCCGAGTGTGCGGGATAGCCACGCGCGCAGGCGTTTCATAGCCGAAGTATAGCGCCAATTCTCACCGGCGGCGCTCCTTTAGGCTTACTTCCCCAACCGGAAGCGGCGGTTTCGCCCCGCGCTGCAAGCGCATCGCCCAGCCCCAGCGCCGCCCTTCGCGGTCTTGGAACGGCCCTCCGCTCGGCTCCCAGCTTCTCCCCTCGGCAGTGTCGAGGAACGCAGAGACGGCGGTGTCCAGTTGCTCAAGGGTTTCGGCGTAAATGATATCCACACGCGCGCTCATAGTTCGACTCCGAAATCGTCCAAACCTTCCATGATTCCACGATTCTCCCGCACGATGCGTCTGCACTCCGCAAGTTGCCACGGCTCGGTGTCCGGTTTCAGGTGCGGCAGCAATTCGCGATACGGCTCCCACCATTCCGCCGGCACGGGAGCGGTCGGCTGCTTGATCGTGTTGACGCCATGCAGCGCTTGCGGAGGCTGCCAGCCGTAGACGGCCCAGGAGTAGTACAGGCGCGTCTGTTCGGGCGTTCTGCGCCCAGGCCATCGCAGTTTGTCGTTCAGGCAGTACAGCAGTTGCTTGGCGCGCAAGCGGCGCTCGTTGAGCATCTGTAGGTGCATCAGCCCTAAGATACCGCTCAACCGGCGCGCTCGATACGGCAATCCGTCCGGGTAACGGTGATGGTGCTGGTACCCATCGGACGCTGCACTCCAGTGGAACTCGGGCCGGTCGGGGAATCCAGCGGTCGCAAATTGCGAGGCCCAGATGCCTTCCGAAATGCTTGTCTCGATGCCGCCCAGAAGTTGGATCCAGCGCAGTTCCACGCACGATCCGGATGGCGTGGCCTCGAACTCAGAGCGAATCCGCGGCAACAGATTGCCTGTGACGATCTCATCGGCATCGATGATGGCGATGTGGGTGGCCCCAAGTCCGCGCGCATCGTTCAATAGACATTGCCGATGAGCCATTTCGTTCCACCCGCCAGGCATGTGCGACACGAGCACTCGCCCACTTTCCTCCGCTATCTCGGAAGCGATTTCCGCCGTTCGGTCCGTGCTGGCGTGATCGAGAATGACAAGTTCGTCGCACCACATGAGCGCGGCGCGGGCCGTCAATCCCAAGCACCACGCCTCGTTACGCACCGGCATGATGGTGACGATTTTCATTTGATCCCCAGAGCCTTGCGCCGCCACTCTTCGCGCTGCTGGTTGGCGGTTTCGCGTTCGGCGTTGGCCTTCAAGAGAGCATCGCGCCAGTCCATCGCGCTTTTCTGCGC